TAACAACATCACGACCATATTTTTCACGCCATTCAATCATCCTTTTAGCGTTGTTGGTTGCAGATTGAGGATAATTATTATAGGTTTCGGCCTTAATTATTTCGTTTTTTTTTTGACCTAAAAACTTGTTTACGTCTACATCAATTGGGTCAATAGGCAAATCAATTTCACCTGGATTTGTTGGAATTAAATTAGCCGGAATAAAATAATCATCTAACGTTGTGTTTTCTTCATCTTTTCCGTAATTCATTGCAGAACGCTTTTCGTTTGGCGTAATCCACCAGGCTTTAGATAATTGATCAACCACCTTGTCAGTTTCCTCTTGCATCTCAGGAATTACAGAAAAATCAAATTCAATACAAAGTTTGTCTCCATATTTAGGAGCCAACCATCTATTTAATTCGTCTTTAATTTTTATAAGTTCCGGAATAACTGCGTTTTGATATAATGCTTTTTTAGCCTCTTTCATATTGTTGTAAGAGGATGAATCAGTATTATTTAGTAATTGTACCGGTACATTGTAAATATTACATAAATCTTTAATTGAGGCGTTGTATTGCGCTATTAAAGAAATATCAGATGCATTTAAACCAAAATTAATCCAAGACATTTTATTTGGAGTTATAATAATATCTCCGGCATTGTCCGAGCCTTGATGCTGACGTTTAAATTTATCTTTTAATTGTTGCGCTTGTACCTCGTTAATATCGCCCATTTCAGAGGTTAATAAACCCCTTGCAGTTTGGTTTTGTAAATATTTTACCCCGGTTTGCACCGCTTCATTGTTTGTTGTTAGTGAACGTAAACCCGCTCTTAATGGCGATTGTCCGTACAAATGTGATCCAGTACCATCATAGTAAGGATTGAAGTCTTTAATATGGCATATTTCAGACGCATCAATGTACTTTGTTCCGTTGTATTCTAGTTTATATTTAGAAACTGGCTCCATTATACCACTTGATATAATCTCCATCACTTGCGACGGCATAACATACAACTCAGTAAATTTACCAACATTTGCTCCAGTATCAGGGCCAATTCCGTAAATGTATCTATTACCGGTTAATTTACCAAAAGCAATCAATTCAGTCAGCCAAGCGTTATATGATTGTGCCGGATTTGGTCGCTCTAATATTTTATGTAACTCCGTATCTTGTAACTCAACCAATGCGTTTTTTTGCAATAATGACGCCTTTTGAATAGATGCTGCATCCATTATTCCGGAAGTTAAAGCCTTATATCTTTTATAATCGTTTTCGCTTGTCTTTTCATAAACCTGGAAAGGAATTGTTGTTGCCGCCTTTGTGATCAAATTTATTAAAGAATATATTGTTGCGTTTTTCTGATACCCTTGCGTAATATAAGAATCATCGTTTTCCCTATTCCATAAAACAGAATTACCTAACCAATTGTAAATTGCGTTATTATATTCCTTATTTGTATTTTGATTTTTTTTTGAAAAATTGAAACGGTCAAAGAATGATGCCATATTTTAAAGTAATATAAAATTTTCGTAAAAATACAAAATTTAAAATTGTTTTTAAACTACAAAAAAGTTGTTAATTAAATTCCTTTCAATAGCGTAGGAAGTTACGTCAATGTGTTCATCGTGTTTAGCGTTTGGAAATGTGCTAACTTGTTGCAGAAAGGCTTCATTCCAAGTGTCTTTAACAAGAAAAACCCTACCGCCCTCAATAAATGGAGACGATGCTCTCGCACGTTCGATTTTAGAGTACCTAACAAAGTTTGTTTTTATTTCAGATACATTGTATCTAGTCTCACGCCTTAGCAGCTGCACAAGCGATTTTCCGGATGCTTTAGGCTCGACTAATATTTGAGATATTGGAACGCCACAAGATTGCACAAAAGAAGTGACAAAGTTTTTTAGTTCAGGCATTTCCAAATACTTGTCGATGCTTTTGAATATGTAAAGATTGTCGCCACTTTTGCCGCTGATTTGTATTCCGGTTGGATCGTTTCTTGTGTCTTTAGTGTAGGCGCCATCAATGTACATTTCAAAAGATATATCGCTTGGTAACTCGGCTCTGTGTATAATATTAAACCAATCTTTGCGCCACTCTCCACCCTCAGGAGGCGAAGGGATTTGTAAATATTGTCCGCTAAATGTATATCTATCCGCTTGGCGTATTGCTTCAAGTTCTTCAAAAGAATGTTTCTCGGGCCATAGCGCATTGTTATCGTCATCCAATGCAGCTAACTTTAAATGATGCCATTGTTCACCACTACCGCCATCTAATAAATAACCGCTCAAATCATCTTCGTGTAGCCTTTGCATAATAACGATAATTGGAACGTTTCTATCATTAACCCTTGACCGAATGGTTGTATTGTATCGATTATTTATAAACGACCGCCTAACATCAGATAAAGCGTCATCAGGCTTTAAAGGATCATCAATTATAATTGCTCCACCGGTACCGGCACCAAATCCGGTAATTGCACCTCCTGAAGATGTTGCATAAACACCACCGCCCTCGGTTGTGTACCATTTCTTTTGTGATTGTGAATCTTTTTTAAGTTGTATATTCCAAATTCTTTGGTAGGCGTCTGAATTAATATATTCTTTTGTCATTGAACTATTATCAAGCGCCAACGAATCGGAATAAGATAAATGAATAAATTTTGCTTTTGGGTTTTTTGCTAGTGTCCAGGCGATAAACATTTTAACGGCTATTTCAGTTTTTCCGTATCGTGGAGGTATATTTATTATAAGGCGCTTTATTTCGCCTTTATGAACTTTATGTAAGGTGTTAGCCAATGTTCTGTGAAACTCTGCTGCCTCGAATTTATTTCCGGTGTTTTCTTTGAAAATATAACGAGTAAAAAACAAAAGCGAATCTTCACATTTTTGTTTAATTATTTCGTTAATATTCATTGTTTAGAATGTCGTCTATTTTCTTTTTTGCTTCGTCAGAGATTTTACTTGTACTTACTTGCGCAGTCATTTCTACTTCCTTACGCTCTACATAACCTCGTTTTTTCCCTTTAGTTTTTAAATAGAAAATCGTTGCCGTTGTGTTTCCTTCTTTTATTTGCTTATGTAATTGAGATTCAGCAAAATCTAAAGTTAGGTTTTGTAATTCATCAACTGAGGCCCTAAAGTCCTGGTCATTGTTGTAATACTTGTAAAAGGTTGATCTGTTACAATCAACTATTTTACACGCACTTGTAACTACTCCTAATGATTTTTCTAACGCTTGTAAAAGATTTCTTTTTAATATGTTGGTTTTCGTTGCCATAACGCAAAGTTAAAAAAATATAAATACATAAAAAAACCTCCTATTTCTAGGAGGTACAAACTCAAATTTTATGAAAAAGAATTTTAAACTTGGTCGTTCTAAATTCTTTGCTAAATTATAATTTTTCTTTTAACTGTGCAAATTTATTTTCCACACAATTCGCAAACTTCTTTGTCTGTATCGTTTTTGTCGTCTTGATCTTCATCAATAGGTAAATCAAAAACTGGTAAATCAACACCCCATTCAACTAATTGTTGAACATCCCATTCATTTGCTAGTATATCCCAATCCCACTCTCCAAAGCCTACATTGTCTTTAACAATAAATTCTTTTTTTTGTTCTTCTGTCCACCCCTCAGCAATATCAATCCAAACCTCAAACAACCCGGCAGACTTACACGCATTTAAACGCATATTACCGCCAAGAACAATCATATCTTCATCAACTACTATTGGCCGTTTCTCTAACATCTCAGGAAACGCCTTAATTGATTTGACTAATTTTTTAAATTTGGAATCTTTTATAAATCTAGGATTGTCCGGATTTTCTTTTACAGATGCAATGTTTACTTTTTTTTTCAAATTACTATTTGATTGCTATAATTGTAATTATAATTGAAAAAGCTATTAATGAGGCTGCTATGAAAAAAGTAATTACCCCAAGTAATGTTGTTGATTTATTTTTTTTATCCACCTTTTCTAAGTGTGGCAATGATTTACTTAACAATCCTTTTAAATAATTTATGTACAACTCTTGCTCTTTAATGTAAGCAAGTGATTCAAAAAGATCATTAAAATTGTAATCTTCCTTTATTGGTTTTTCCATTGTATTTTGTTTTATTTGTTACTGATCTTGTGTAAACCAAACAAAAGAAATTCCAACCACTGCAATAAAGAATTGCAAACAATGTTCTGTTTCTCCGGTTAAATCTGTTTCGCCAAAATCGTCATCCATATTGGAGTTCCAATAATTAGCGCCAAAGCAAATGCCGAATATTGCGAAAATAGTTGTGTTAAAGTTTATGTTCATACTTGCCAGTATTTTTTGTAAATATACAAATATAATTCTATAACTTTTTTTTGTGCTTCCTCTTGTGTGTATATTTTTGGCGATATTTTTTTGTCTCCATTCTCGTTAATTTCAACTTTCAAACCTTTTTTTGTAGGTAGAACGCCAACTGTAATATTGTTATTTATGCACCATTGCATTGCCTTTCTGTGTTCGTCTGTTTGCGGTATGTTTATTTTTTTCTTTTTAGGCATATTAACTTTTTAATATTTCAAAACAAAGTTCATTTGGGATTTTACTTCTATCATAATTACCCTTTAAACCTTGTGTACCAGTTTGACTTCCTCTAGGTGCAAACTCGTGATGACAATTTTGGTTTCCGTTAAAGCATTCAGGCCTCGGTCTCCATCCATTTACATTAAACAATGAAAATATATTATTACTCCAAATATCAGTAGGTTTTGCTCTTTTATCTCCATAGGTGCAATACCAAACAGTTGTTCTTGGTAACCCAGTCATAAAATTCTGTTTTCTTAATAAACCTCTAGGATTTTCAATATACCATTTATTTGGGTTTAATTCCTTAATAATTTCTAATGTTTTTTTTACAATTAAATCACTTTTAATTGCAAAGCTAGACAATGGTTTGTTTTTTGGCCTATGGTGTGAAATAGCAGCAATGCTGTAAGTTGTACAAGGCGGACTTGCCCAAATTATATCAGGTTTAAATGGAACTTTATTAATATCAAAATTTAATATATCAACAACGTAATCAATTCCTTTAAAATTGTTTATATCACTACTAAAAACCTCATATCCTAAAGATTCTGCTGCATTTCCTACACTTCTACTTCCGGCAAATAATTCTAAAATTTTAATTTTTTTCATTTGTTTTATTTTTTAAAATGGTACATCGTCATCGGTTATAACCTCAAACCTTTTTGTATTT